TTATTACTATCAGTATTAAATCGTATTGCGCCTCTTGGGATTTCACCTGATGGGGGAAGATTACTCATATTTTTATACCTCTATGCATATTTATGAGATGCCACCATGAGAGTCTGAAAGACCACCAGGATGTCTTCTTGCCACAAGTAAGTCTCCAAAGTCTTTTGCATCACCTGTTGTTGCAATAGTAATGTAATCTATTGTATTGGTAAGAGTTGGAGTTGCTCCTCCAGCAGCAAGTCCTCTTTCTGAATTTGAAACACCACTACTACGAGCAAAAGCAGAGATAGTTAAATCACCAAAATCTTGAGCATCTCCTGTTGTTGCTATGGTTACATATTGAATGGTATTTACTCCAGCTGGAGCAGCATAACCACCCATAAATACACCTCTTGTCTTACTACTTACTCCCGCTATTCCGAAAGACAATTGAGCATTTAAATCACCAAAATCAAGTCCATTTCCTGCTGTTGCAATAGTAATGTACTCAATTACATTTGTTCTACTAGCTGGAGAAGTATCATCATATCCACCAGCAAATAATCCACGAGTAGGGGAAGAACAAGAACCAAAATTTTGTCGGCGTTTTTTTAATAGATCACCAAAGTCTTTTGCATCTCCTAATGTTGAAATTGTGACAAAATTTATATTATTAACACTTGATGGTGCATCACCACCTGCAAAAATACCTCTGGTATTATTTGAAAGTCCTCCTGGTGCTGTTGGTGCATATAATAAGTCACCAAAATCAACTGCATTACCAGTAGTTGCAATTGTGACAAATTCAATTGTATTATCATTCACTGATGGATTGTATCCACCACCAAATAATCCACGAGTTGCTGATGCACATCCACCAGCACCATTAAGAGCTCTTGTTAGATCACCAAAATCTTGGATGTTTCCAGTGGATGCAATATTTACAAATTCAATTATGTTTTGTCTGGTTGGAGTTATTCCTCCAGCAAACAATCCACGACCTCTGCCTCTTTGGGTTGTTGTTCCCTTTGGTAGTGTCAACCAGTTCTGTGAGTTATATCCTACTCCACCTTCGAATGTTGGACCAGCAGTTGCATCAACACTTCTTGTAAGTCCTGGATTGAATGTTGTAATACCAATGGGACTATCAGTTGCTGTGGGTGTTGGAGAACTTAAACGATCACCAATTGCTGCAATGATCTTTCCTGTTTTTTCTGCAAAAATATTCTCTCCATCATACAATCCAAGGAAAACAGTTTCTGGGTGAACTTCTAGTTCTCTGGTTGGTGGTGTAAAGTTTTCAGTATAAACTGCATGTCCATTACACAGTCGAGCATTGGATATATATCCATCAAAGTAAACGCTGGATTGTATTCTTCCAAAACCAATTTGATTTGCCCCTTGATGTATTGCTGATGAAGATGTAAAAGAATCCGTAAGTATTCCGTCTTTAAAAAGATAAAAATTAGAACCACTTCTAGATATTGCTAAATGATACCATTGTTTTGCAGTAATAAGACCAAAAGTTTTATTTGACGCAATACCCCAACTAGATCCATTTGCAGATATGTATACTACAGCATGTCCATTTGTTGATGCATCATTTTCAATATAACCAATGAGAGGTGCATAAGTTGTTGTTGTAGAATCTAAAACAGCAGGTGTATCTCCTGTACTTCTACTTTCATAATAAACCCACATTTCAAAGGTAAAATCATTTGTGCCTAAAGCAAAATCATCACTTACTTCTGTGGCAAGATAATCTCCAGTCCCATCAAAAAATACTGACCCTGTGTTCTCGGTGGATACTCCAACTGCTGCAATCTTATTGACTCTTAGTTTTGCCATGACTTATAAACCTCCGTGTGCATTAGAACATCCTGATGGATAGTGTCTTGCCACTGTCAAATCTCCAAAATCAACTGAATCACCTTCCGTTGCAATTTCAATATATTCAATAACGTCAGTAGTGGGATTGTTGCCACCTCCAGAAACTGCACGAGTTGGTGATGAACATCCTCCTCGACCTTGCGAAGTAGTATCAATTGGTTCGCCAAATCTTACTGCATTTCCTCCAGATGCAATAGTAATTGAACTTATAGATCCGTCATATGAGGCAGGTGATGCAACTGCTTGTCCACCAAATATTATCATTCTGGTGGCATTTCCAGATCCAGATCCTCCCCAACTTGCTGTTGCTAGATCACCAAAGTCTTGTGCATTACCAAGAGTTGCAATGGTTACATATTCTATTACATTATGATAGGTATAGGGACTTCCTGGAGATATTCCTCCAGCCCATATGCCACGAGTTGATGATCCAGCTGCAACATCAACTTCTCTCGCTACAGACAAATTTCCAAAATCAACTGCATTACCTGTTGATTGTATGGTGACATAATCCATTACATCACTTGTAGGACTCCAACCGCCACCATTGATGGCACGAGTAGAATTTGAAGTTGCCTGACAAAATCCTCTACCTGCGGTTGACAAATTACCAAAATCTGTTGCATCTCCTGTTGATGCAAAAGTCCAAAAATCTATAGTGTCAGAATAACCAGGTACACTATATCCCCCCATCAAAAGTCCACGAGATCTATCTCCAGCACCACCACCACCACCTCTCGCTACACTCAAATTTCCAAAATCTATTGCATCACCAAGAGAGGAAATATTGATATAATCTAATTCATTTTTGGCGCTTGGAATTATTCCACCAGTAAACACACCACGAGCACCAGGAGTTGAATCACCACTGGTTCCAAGATTAGGAGTATCAGTAGACATCACCCACCATTCTCCCTGAGCATAAAACTCTAACCTCTGGGAGTCGGTATTAAATCTGATTGCACCTTGTGGGATTTCGCCTGATGGGGGGAGACTCATATCTTTATACCTCTAACATATTTATGAGATACCACCATGAGAGTCTGAAGCAGATGCTTGTTCCCTTTGGTTTTCTTCTGTGGGAAGATCACCCCAATCCACTGCATTTCCTGTGGTCTGTATTATTATATAATCAATCGTGTTACCTTCAGCACTCCCACCGGCAAATACGCCTCTTATTGAATTGGATACTGCTGCTAATGCACTTCTAGCAACAGTTAAGTCTCCAAAATCTTGAGCATTTCCTGTTGTTGCTATGGTTATATATTGAATTGTATTAAGCGTAGGGGAGGTTCCTCCACCAATTAACCCCCTTGTTGAATCGGAACATGATGCTGCTAAACTATTGAAAATATGATCACCAAAATCTATTGCGTTTCCTAGTGTTGAAATGGTTATATATTGAAGTTCTCCGAGTCCATTTCCAAAGATAATACCACGAGTTGGTGATGCACATCCCGTACCCTCCCTTGCGCCCCTGATCAAATCACCAAAGTCTTGTGCGTTTCCAAGAGCTGCAATGGTGACATATTGAATAACATTGCTTCCACTTGGAGCTGAGGGTGCTTCACCACCTGCAAAGATACCTCTAGTGCTATTTGATAATCCACAATGTATCATATCTTGGAAGTCAATTAGATCTCCAAAATCTGCTGCATTTCCTTCTGATGCAAGTGTAACGTAATCTATTACATTGGATCTACTAAGAGGTGGTGTCGGAGATTCTCCAGTGCTAGATCCACCGGCAAATACTCCGCGAGTTGCTGATGCACATCCACCTAACTCTTTTCTTTTAACAGTTAAATCACCAAAACTTGCTGCAATTCCGCTACTTGAAATGTTTATGAAATCAATTAAATTTGTTTTGCTGGGAGCACTTCCACCAGCAAATAATCCACGACCACCAGTTCTGTTTCTATCCGTTGTCGTGCCTGATGGTGGAACAAAATATCCTTGTGTATCAAATGTTGTGACACCATTAAACTCTGTGCCGAATGTGAAGTCTCTGGTGAGTGATGGATTATCTGTAGCTACTGTTGGGTCTCCACCTGTAGTAGCAATATGTGCAGTTCCAATACCTGCATTTGATACTGCTGTTACGGAATCTGGGTTATTACAACAAAGGATTCTAGTTCCATTAATTGTCTCTAGTGCATGAACTGGTGGTGTGAAGTCTGATGTATAAAGTCTGCGTCCATCAACAACTCTCAAGTTGGAGATTTCGCCAGTTAAGTATGTATCACTATGTTCATTTTTTGCAACAAGGAATGCATATGAACTATCACTGGTTGAGTAATCTCCTGTACCAAAACTGCCGTTTGCAGTTCCAGTGCCACTATCTACTTCTACTCCATCAACATACAATGTTAGTGTCTTATCACTGAATTTAAATACTGCTGCGATATGATGCCAAGTGTTTACTGTGAGACCACCATTTGATCCCCAATATCTATAATTTCCTGCTGATCCTCTGCCAAACATCGCAAACACACCTGTGCCATCAGCTTGATTATCATCAGTGGACATAACGACAATACTAAATCCTACCTGAGCACTACTTGCTCCAGTGCCGAAAGCAAATTGTCTGGTTGCACTGCCGGTTTTTACCCAAAATTCTGCAGTCCAATCAGAGAGTGCATTGTGAAGGAAATTAAAATCTCCTGCATTACCAATAGATAAGTTATCATTACCATCAAAACTCACAGACCCTGTGACTGGTGTGGGTGTTTCTAACCCAGAAATTTTATCGGTGCGTAATATTCCCATTATAGACCTCCGTTTGCATTAGAGAAACCAGCCGCAGCTGCTCTTGCTTGACTTAAATCACCAAAATCAACTGCATCCCCTTGAGTCGCATATTCAAACATATCTATCCCTCCATTAAGTCCAGGACTGAATCCTCCACTTATTATACCTCTTACAGGATTACCAAACGAGGCATATGTTTCAGCTCTATTAAATGTTGCATCGCCAAAATTAGTTCCATTTCCCGTTGATGCAATCTGAACATAATCCAGTGCTTTAGATGCACCATACGGACTACTTGGTGAAGTATATCCAGTTCCAAATACTCCACGAACAGCATTAGAAGAAGCAATTGCTTCTCTTCTAGCTTCGGTCATATCACCAAAGTCTTGTGCATCACCAAGAGTTGCGATGGTTATGAAATCCATAGTATTAATACCCGTCACAGCACCAGAAGGATCTTGTCCACCACAAAATACCCCTCTTGTTGGACTAGACATACCTCCCGGACCAAATCGGGCAACAGTCAAATCACCAAAATCTACATAGTTACCTTCAGATTGTATAGTGCAATAATCAATAGTATTAGTATAAGGATTACCTCCAGCACGTATGCCACGAGTTGGATTATTACAACCACCAGTTCTTGATCTTGATTCTGTTAAATTACCAAAATCTGTTGCATCACCAAGAGATGCAATAGTTACAAAATCAACTGTATCTACATGACTTGGTGTATAACCACCCTGAAATAATCCACGAGATTTATCAGCAGCACCTGCCAAATTTCTTCTTGCTTGTGATAAATCGCCAAAATTAACTGCATCTCCCGTAGATGCAATGTTTATATAATCAATCGTATCAACAATACTTGGGGACTCACCACCACCAAAAATACCACGAGCACCAGGTTCTCTATCACCACTCGTTCCAAGATTTGATGATGCAGTATGAACCTGAAACCATGCCGAACCATTCCAATACTCCAACTTCTGTGAGTCGGAGTTAAATCTCATTGCACCTGCTGGAATACCTGACATGTTACACTACCTCTATAATATTTATGCGATGGCACCCTGAGAATCAGAAGCAGTACCGAATCTTAATCTTCCTCGCGTTAAATCACCAAAATCTTGTGCATTTCCTGTGGTCTGTATTGTTACATAATCCACTGCATTAGTTGTACTAGCTGAATCTGCTATATGATGAACACCTCTTATTGAGTTACTTACTGCATCACCATCGTTTGATACGACAGTCAAATCACCAAAGTCTTGTTCATCTCCTAGTGATGAGATAGTTACGTAATTAATCATATTAATTTTGTTGCCTCCTGGGGAGTCTCTTCCACCAAAACGAATCACTCTTGTTGGATCAGAACATGTTCCGGACTGACCTTGAGTGCCAGAAGTCATCTCTCCGAAACTTGTTGCATTGCCTGTTGATGCCCATGTAACAAATGAAATGTCCTGTCCGGGATCCCTGTGAAACATAAGACATCTAGTTGGAGATCCAGATGCCTTGTAATAATAATTACCAGAGAGTAAATCACCAAAATCCTGTGCATCTCCTAGTGATGAGATAGTTACATATGAAATATGATTCATACTCCACCCACCCATTGCAAGCCATCTAGTGGTATTTGCTGCAGCACCAGTGCCCCATCCGTCATAACTTAAATCCCCAAAGTTTTCTGCATTACCTCTTGTTGCAATAGTTACATATGATATGGTGTTTGAAGAAGGATCTCCACCTGCCCAGATTCCACGAGTGCGATTTCCGCCAGCACCTACTTTGTCTCTTGCCTCAATTAGATCACCAAATTCTAGTCCATTACCCGTTGATTGAATTTGAATATATTCAATAGAATTTGTTCTGCTCGGATCTCCTCCACCAAACAATCCACGACCACTACCAGTATCTCTTGTTATAGTATCACCAGTTGGGAGATAGAAATAAGCATCTGAATTTATTTTGGTGACACCCTCAAAGGTTACTTTCCTATCATCACCGACTTGTGGTGTGAAATTGGATGGTCCTGGTGCTGTTGTTATACCAGAAGTAACAACTGTATCATATGTGTAAATTCCATTAAGTGAAATAGTTTTTCCTGTTACTTCTTGTGTTGGATCATTGGAGTCTTGACAACATAAAAGAACAGTGCCTGGAACTTTTTTCAGTTCTCTGGTTGGTGGGATGAAGTTTGATGTGTAGAGTGCAGTGCCTTTAATAAATCTAACGTTAGAAAGATGTCCCTTGAAAAAATTATTTCCTTCAAAATCTGCACCAATTCTAAATGCACCGGTAGTAGATGAATTTGTTACTGATCCAAAATTTTCAGTAATTCCATTAATTGAAATATAAACAGTTCCACCATCTCGACAAACAGCAATATGATTCCAACTACCGGCAGTCATCTTATTAGTTGAAGTTTTTGTTGTGCCAGACAACCTCCACTCCATAGTGCCAGCAGAAAGTGCGCTGAAATACATTCCATCACTACCTGCATTGCTAGTTCCTTGTCTTATTACTTCAGAATAAGATGAACTATTATCAAAGGATGTGGCGTGTATCCACAACTCAAGGGTAAAATCATCACTAGATGATAATCCAAAGTCAGTACTGTTTGTTAGATCTAAGTAATCGGTGCTCCCACTAAACTCAACAGACCCAGTGATAGCACTACCACCACCAGCCTTGGGAACAGGTGTCAGAATACCAGGAGTGAGTTCACTTGCAACCGCAGTTCCGTTGACAGTGATGGTCTTACCAGTTTTTTCAAGTGATGCATCAGTCTTTGATTGGCAAGCAAGAAGAACAGTTCCTGGAACAACTTCAAGTTCTCTCATTGAAGGTTTGAAGTTTGATGTGTAGAGTGCAGTGCCTTTGACTATACGGAGGTTAGAAATAAATCCCTGAACATCAACGCCGCTCGCAACATTAGGATGTCCACCAATATAATTTATGCTACTACTACTTCCAATATCTCCTGTATATGTTCCTTGTCCAGTTTGAACACCATCCCTATAAATTTTTAAGTTATTTAATCCACTGCCATTTCTCACGAGGGCATAATGAACCCATGTTGATAATGGTGCATTAGATTCTTCGGTAAATGTTACAGAACTTCCATTTACATAAACCTTTTGTGCTACTACCCCTGCATTACTAGCACTTTGTATGGCAAGGTTTGGATTTGTTGCATAGTTTATACTGAGAACCGTTTGATACTCATCTGGTTCGTCTTTCATGTATTGCCACCATTCAACTGTAAAATCTCCTGTTCCAAAATCAAAATCAGAATTAGCAGCGATCTGCAGGGAATCTGCATCTACAAACTGAACAGAACCAGTCGTCTCAAAGGTTTCTGTGCTTGTAATCTTGTCTACTCTTAAATTTGCCATTTTAGAAACCTCCTAAACCACCGTGAGAGTCTGAACAACCACCTGCCGCACCAGTTCCCAAATTCAAATCTCCAAAATCTTGTGCATTACCGGTAGATGAAATATTTGCATAATCAATCACATTACTATTACCTGGATTAAGACCTCCTGCCCAAAGACCTCTAGTATTTGTTGAACCCGAGGCAGATCTTGTTCTTGCTTCTGTTAAATCACCAAAATAAACCGCATTTCCCTCTGTTGCAATAGTAATATAATCCATTACACTCAAAAGCACTGGTTGCTGACCACCAGCAAAAATACCACGAACATTATTGGAACATGCTGATTCAGCAAGCATTCTTCTTTCCGCTGTTAGATCACCAAACTTAAGTGCATTTCCTTTTGATGAAATAGTAACGTAATCAATAAGACTTTTAATTGGGGGATCCATGCCTCCTCCCCAAACTGCTCTTACTCCATTTGAGACAGCACCAGCAGAATATCTACCTGTAAATAAATTTCCAAAATCAAGTGCATTTCCTAATGTTCCAATCTCAATGTAATCTATTACATCTACGGTTGCGGCCGATGGAGATGTAGTATAACCACCACCAAATACTCCACGAGTTGATGAGGAAGCTCCTGACAGATATCCTCTATTTGTGGTTGATAAGTTGCCAAAATCTGCCCCAGTTCCTCCTGATGCAATGGCCACATAATCAATCGTATTTTGATAAGCACCACCAGCCCATATGCCACGAATTGCTGATGAGCAGGATGTTACATTACTTCTTGCTTCAGTAAGATCTCCAAAAAATTCAGAATTTCCAAACGTGTTTATATTAATCTTTTGGATTGTGGTAACATTACCTGGAGTAACTCCACCACCATTTAACATACGACCAGCAGCACCACCTCTACTATATGAATTTACTGTCTTCCAATTATTTCCATCAAAGAACTCAAGTGTTCCGAAGTCTTGGTTAAATCTAGTTGTTCCTGCTTCTGGTGCAGCGTCTCTATTGTTTGTTTCTCCAAGAGGAACAGCAAACTTATCAGTGACAGTGAGTGTCTTTGTCTTTCCTACTTCTACTGTTGAACCAGATGATACTGTTGTTTCTCCAGTAATTCTAATCTCACCAGATAGAGAACTGAAAGGACCACTCGTCCCATTATCAATAACAATACTATTTGTAATGCCTTGTTGAGTTTGTTGGAAACCTTGATACTCTTTAAAAGTTGATACTCCACTACCACCGGCAGCACCTTCTGCTACAATATTACCAATAACTTCTAAAGTGGCAGTCGGATTTGTCGTTCCGATTCCGACTTGCTCATTCTCAATATTGAATTGTGTGGATAAACCAATCCTTATACTTGGCATTATGTCTACACTTTCCTATATTTATTAGTCATCAGAAACCTCCTAGTCCACCGTGTGAGTCTGAGACTTTTGGATTAAAGTTTCCATGAATTCCAGAGTCTCCAAAATCTGTTGCAGAACCAGAAGTGCTAAATGTAATTTCATCCAAATAATGTGCTACGTTATTTGTTCCAGTAAAAGGTGATTGTCCAGGACCAAAAACACCTTTGGTTGCACTACTCATACCACCAGACGAAGCAGTTTGGTGTAATCCATTCATTTCTCCAAAATCAGTGCCATTTCCATTAGATGCAAATGTGATGTAATTTATTACTGAACTCCCAGTTGGTGATATATTATAACCACCACAAAATATTCCTCTTACTGAATTGCCAACGGTTCCAGAACCACTAGTAACTTGAAATACATCACCAAAAAATGTTGTATTTCCTTTAGATGCAATATTAATAGACCTCAAAGTAGTGCTACCATTTCCATCACCAAAAACTGCTTTTGTTGGACTTCCTATTCCCTGTATGTTTCTACCTGCAACATGATCTCCAAAATCAATTGCATCACCAAGAGTTGACATTTCAATATAATCTATACTATCTGTATCTGTATTTGGGTGAACACATCCACCAGCAAATAATCCCCTTGTCGATGATGACACTGCTCCGTGACTTCTTACTCTATTATTTAAATCGCCAAAATCAATTGCATTTCCCTGAGATGCTGTAGTAATATATTGAATATCATTTTGTTCCTCACCAGGACTTTCAGCAGTTCCACCACCTTTTATTGATCTTGTAGAACTTCCTAGACATGCAGCACTTTCTCTTGGACCCCCATTTTCTAGACTTCCAAAATCTTGTACATTACCTCTTGTTGAAATTTGAATATAAGAAATATTTGCAATTGCTGCACCTGCTGTATCTGGTGCAGGATATTGTCTACCACCCATAATGACACCACGACCACTTCTGGTTGTATTATCTACCTGTCTCCAACCATTACCATCATGGAACTCAATGGTCTTAAAGTCATAGTTATAATATAATTGACCTGGTTTTGGTTTATATGGTCTCTCATTTGTTCCGCCACTTGGAGGTGTGAAAGTATTGAAGACTTTCAGACACTCTACTTGACTACCACCTGCAAGGTTTACATCTGTGGTGTCAATGTTTGATGCAGTTTTTCCATTTGCATCAGTAGTAGTTCCGACACCAACTTCGGCAGTTCCAAGACCCACAATACCAATCGTGACTGTGACACCAGTTCCAACAATAATCTCACCAGACAATGATGCCTTGAGACCATTACCAAACTCAAGTGTGGTGCTCTCTACAATTTGATTGTCTGCTCTCAGGAATCCTTCATATGCAGTTAGTGATGATACACCACTGGCATAAAGGTCTTGTCCCTTGACGACACCAACTACATCAACTCTCTCTTGTGCGGTGATGGTATTGATTCCAAGATTACCATTCTTGAGTGTTAGATCATCACCAAACTCGCGTCTTATATTTGCCATTTTAGAAACCTCCTAATCCGCCATGTGAGTCTGATGCTACACCCATTGCATCTCTTGGTTTTGATAAATCACCAAAATCAAGTGCATTACCTGCTGTTGCAATTGTAACATACTCTATAGTATCTGTTATGGTTGGAGATCTTCCACCATTATTAACTCCTCTTGTATTTGAACTATTTCCTCTCTTATACTGAGCTGCTACAGTTGCCTCACCAAAATATTGTGTATTTCCTCCAGAGGCAATAGTAACATATTCTATTGAACCGATCATAGCTATCGGATTATTACCACCTAACCATATTCCACGAGTCGGGGAAGAAAATCCTGCCATACTAGTTCTTCTCTCAATTAAAGTACCAAAATCTATTGCATCTCCTTTTGATGATATGATTACAGAATCAATCATATTATAATTAGTGCCACTATTATTTCCTCCACCCCATAAACCTCTTGTTGGGGATGATAGTCCATGGCAAGAGTGTTTTGCAATAGTTAAATCTCCAAAGTCAAGTGCATTACCAAGGGTATGTATTTGAACATAGTCAATAATATTTTGTGCCGAATAACCAGCACCCATTAATCCACGAGTTGATGAAGACAAACCATTTCTTCCCCAACTAGCAGTTGTGGTTCCATCACCAAAATCAATTGCATTACCTGCAGATGCAATAGTTATATAGTCAATTGTATTTGTATATGCAGGAGTTCCTCCACCAGAGAATAAACCTCTAGTATTGGAAGACATTGCAGTTTTCATTGCACCAGACTCTGTTAGAATTCCAAAATCAATTGCATTTCCGAGTGTTGATGTTTGAATATATTCAATCATATTGGTCATGGCTGGAGCATATCCACCACCAAATACTGCACGACCACTTTGTCCTTGATTATAAGTGAATTGTCTCCACTCATTTCCATTGAAGAACTCAAGTGTATTCAAATCATCATTAAATCTTACGGTTCCTTCTATTGGATTATCTTTTCTATCATTACTTCCACCACAAGGAACAGAGAAGTGATCAGTGACTGATACTTGTTCTAGTGATCCTGCACAAACATATGATGAGTGACTGTGTGGGTCATACTCACCAATGGTTGTAAGACCAACCATCTCTGTGTTGGTGATATTTAAGATCTGACCATCATCAATGACCAGATCCTCAGAGAGCGTATTGAAATATTGATCATCTCCGTGATGAACACCCCCCAGATCAGTGAATCCTGTCTCGGTTTCATAGTATTGAACTGACGTTATTATACCAGCACCAGTTTGAAGACCAACAGTTGCAAAACCAATTGATGATGCCTTATTGATGTGCTGATTCTGTGCAACAAAACCACCATAGGATGTGAGTGTGGCAACACCAGTGATTGCAAAGTCACCTTTAATTGCTCCTGCAACATCAAGAGCACTAGTCGGTGTTGTTGACCCTATACCAATATTTTCATTTTTGAGAACAAAGTCTGATCCAAAACCAGAACGAATAGCAGGCATATTATATTACCTATACAGTTACGGTTGATATCTTAGTGGTGACCGTTGCAATTCCAGAAGTCACCATGTTGACTCTCAATTCGGCATTTGAACCATTAATCGCACCATCGAATGATCCAATCATAGAATCTCCGGTTGAGACTGCTGCTTGTTCAATGACCGTCACCGTTGTGCCATCATGTATCATTAAGTATTTGCCAACCTGGTATTCATCGATTTGAACAATCTGTGCGATGACCTCGGCAGAACGGAAGGATGCGGTTGCGAAAGAACCAACACCGACCGCACTGGTGCTTGATACATTTGTATCAACCTCTTCTGCTCCACCGCCTCCACCAATGGCACCCCAAGAGTCGGTGTATCCTTCAAAGGCACCATCATCACTATTATATCTCAGATCACCTGCAGTAGGAGAACCTGGTCTTTGTGCTGTTGAACCTACCGGAAGTTTAACTCCACCTGTTCCACTAAAATCAGCACCATCAGTCGTGGTTTCAAATCTCTTGGCAGTATTAAAATATAGTTCTACATTGCCATCATTATTACAAATAATAGCATTATCAGAACCACCATTCTGAATGATTACATCATCAGTAGCTCTAATAATTACATCATCACCAGTGCTTCTTAAAATCAGATCGCCCGTACTATTATCTACATAAGAATCAGTTCCATCGTGATAAATCTGTAAGTCATCACCGGCACCAAACATTGCCTTATTATTGTCACCAAATAATACCGAAGATCCTATGGAAACATTACCATTGAATGTAGAAATACCAGCAACCTGAAGTTCATCAAGGTCGGTTTGTCCATCAACATCTAAACCACCGGTACTAACATCTAATTGGACGAAAGATGAAACTCCAGTCGCATTAACATTAACAAGACTTCCTAAGAAATTAACATTACCACCAGAAGTTATACGAACTCTCTCAACAAGACCACTGGAACCAGTAGAAGTCTTCAGCACCATATCATGGTCTGCTGAACTATTTTGATCTGCTGCAACAGCAACACCTCTACTATTTGGTAAATACAGTGCAGATTTACCAATAAAGAGTGTTTGTTCTCCAGTTCCACCAGTGCCTTGTATCATTACATCACCAATGGTGTGTAACTTTGCCGATGGATTAGTCAGTCCAATACCAACATTACCAGTAGAAGTTATACGAAGTCTTTCTGCTGTGGTAGTTGTATCATTATTTGTATAGAATACCAGATCAGTTGGCATATCATCACTGGCAACACTAGATTGAACTATGGCATCAATCTTTGCACCTTCTAGCATTGTGGTGCCATCAGTACCTTGGAAACTAATAAATCCTAACCCATCACCATCTTGAACAATCGTATCTGATCCATCAGAAGTTCCTCTACTCTTACCCAATATTATACCACCATCAAATGCATCATTAGAATTTCTAGTAATGCTCATTCTGGAAGTTGGTTGTGTCAGTCCTTCAATTTGGAACTGACATCCTACATTCGTGCTATTATCCCAATCGGTTCTACCTGCACTTCCTATAGAAACTGTACCAGCAGCACTAACACGAATTCTTTCATTACCAGAAGTCTCTACAGTGAATGTATCAGCAGCAGGGAATCTTAATGCAGTATTAGTATCACCAGTATGAACAATCTTATCTGCAATTGAGAAGTCTCCAGTTGCACCCGATGCATTTGATGCAGTTCCAGTTAAAGCACCAACAAATGTAGTGGCAGTGACAACACCAGTAACATCTAATCCACCTGCAAGTATTCTTACATTATCATTGAATGTGGATACACCAGCAATTACTATTGATCGTGCCTGTATATTAATGCCTTGAGTACCAACACCAGTTAAGTTTGCACCTGAACCTACAAAACTTGTTGCCGTTACAACACCTGCTTTACCTAACTGAATAGCAGTGCCAACTTGAATTTCATTATCGGCATCGATGGACGGATATGCGGTATTGAATACTGCCTTAGCAGAGAATGTAGATACACCAGCAACTTGAAGTTCATCAAGGTCGGTTTGTCCATCAACATCAAGTCCGGCATTAATATCAACAGCACCACTGAATAAACATGTGCCATCAGCACTGATACGAAGTCTTTCTGTAGTTGTTGATGCTCCGTCAGATGTTGTTTTGAATTCAATTCTTCCGGGCATATCATTACTGCCAGGAGTTCCATCTACTTTGACTACAATTTCTGCTCCCACAGAATTGAAATCAGATCCATCAGCTCCAGCAAAGTGAAGACTTCCAAGAAGATCACCACTGCTAACAGCAGTTGAAGCACTATTATCTAAATCTCTTCCTTTGGCAAAATTAAGTTGAGGACCAGAAGCATTTGCCTGAGTATACATCAGGCTAAGTGCCCTATCACCAACGGTGCCAAAAATCTGAGTCTGTGCTGCTGAGAAATTAATGGTGGTACTTTCGTCTGTTCCTATGGCAACGACACCGTTATTACGAACACGAAGTCTTTCACTACCAGCAGTTTCTACACTGAATGTATTAGCAGCAGGGAATCTAATCGCGGTATCAGTATCACCAGTATGAACAATCTTATCTGCAATTGAGAAGTCTCCGGTTGCACCTGATGCATTTGATGCAGTTCCAGTTACATCTCCAGTTAGATTACCATTAATAGTGCTACTAAAGGTGGATACACCGGCAACAATCAGTTCATCTAAGTTGGTAAGTCCCTCTACATCAACACCGGCAACACCAATGTCTAATGCTCCATCAATCTTAACCGTGCCAGTAAATGTAGAGACACCGGCAACAACAAGTTCATCTAAGGTTGCCTGTCCATCTACATCAATACCACCAGTGCTTACATCTAACTGAGTGAAGGATGCAATACCAGCAACATTTAACTGATCAATATTAGCACCACCAGCAACATCTAATCTATTATTAACATCTGCAAGAGCACTGAATGTAGCAACACCAGCAACTACAACTTCATCTAAGGTTGCTTGTCCATCTACATCAATACCACCAGTGCTGACATCTACTGAAAGTGCAGTCAGGACACCAATAGCACCAACATCAAGTCCACTACCGGCAACTAGATTGATTCCTGTAGCAGTAATGATTCCTGATGCACCAATATCTCCGGTGACGGAAAGATCTCCAACAACATTAGTATTAGCATTAAAGGTTGATACACCGGCAACAACCAGTTCATCAAGATCTGATTGACCATCAACTTCAAATCCGCCAGTGCTGACAAATAATTTCTCAGCAGTTCCAACACCACTGACTCTTAACTGAACAGTCGTGGTTGTTCCAGAAACATTAACATCAGTAAGATTTGAAGAACCAATGGTGTTAATACCAGGAAGATTCGTAATACCAGAACCATCACCGATAAATTTTAATGCAGAAACAATACCAGTTACATGTAAGTTGTCGCCAAGTATGGTGACACCAGTTCCAATATTAACTTCACTATTAACATCAAAATTAACGGCACCTTGGAATGTGGCAACACCAGCAACAACCAGTTCATCTAAATCAGCCTGACCATCTACATCAATTCTAACAAATGATGAAATACCAGCAGCATTAATACCCGTGGTGACTCCAGAAATAGTTAAAGAATCTGCGGTTAATCCACCAACTACACCAACACCATTATCAATATCTACAGAATCAGTAAATGTTGATACACCGGAAGTTACAATTAAACCTCCAGCATCGACTCTGACTCCTGTTCTTGCAGTTACAATTCCAAGTGAATCTATATTAGTTTTATCTTCTGCAGTTAAAGTTCCGGCAATTGTTACATTACCACTGAATTCTGCCGAAACAGCAACGATGTTCCCGGTAAAAGTAGATACACCAGCAACAACAACTTCATCTAAATTAGTGAGTCCATCTACATCGAGTCCACCAGTGCTGACATCGAGTTGTGGGAAAGTTGAAACACCAGTAACATTTAAGGTGCTTCTAATTGTTGCCGGATAGTTGGTATTAACAACATTCGCATTCGTTTGAATAGCATTACCCATGTATTGGTGGCTACTACATTGATAATGAAGAACTGTTGGAGTTTCATCAGTTATTGTTATTTCAGTATATGTGTCTTGAAAATTGACATTTGTATCATATTGAGTTGTCTTATCTGCTTCAAGATAGAATCTGAAAGGATGACTTCCGGTATTGTTATTCGTAAATCTATATGTTCTTCCGGGTGTTAATGTTAGGAATGGAGATTGAATTCCATCGATTACATAGGCATTGCCACTTCCTGTTCCATTATATCTGTGAGTAGAATCCTTACTTGCAACAGTAACCGCAAGTGTGACCGTGCTTCCAAAAGGAGCAGCAGTATATTCGTATCCCTTAATTATATCTGTCGCATTGATAGCAGAACTGAATGTGGCAACACCGGCAACGTTCAGATCATCTAACTGAGTATCTCCATCTACATCAAGAGTGCTATTAATATCTACAGCATTACTAAAGGTTGCAACACCAGCAACGACAACCTCATCTAAATCTGCCTGACCATCAACATCCAGTCCGGCATTTACATCGACAGCACCACCGAATGTAGATACACCAGTAACATTTGCAGTTTCTACAGTAATGCTAGCAGGAACATCACCAGTTCCGGTAATCTCAAGTTTTCCTACCGTAGTAGTTCCTTCTACAATCGCATCACCACGAATCTCTAATTGTACAGTGGGATCAAAAGAAGTTGTGCCAATACCAGCACGACCAACTACCTCTAGCACCTTTGTGTCTTCGGTACTTCCTTCTATACCAATTTTTTGCTGCTGTTGTCTGCCGCTAAGAAAACGAATTGGTGCTGCCATTTTACCTACTTAAATTATTAGAGATTTGATGTTTCCAGAACACTAGTAATAACTTTCAAAGTTGCGGTAGTGCTACCAACCATGGTTAATGTATCACCGGTTTCTACGACCAACTTTCCTGGAAGAAGATTGGCAGTGTCACTTGCAGGAATTGCCAAGTTCTTAACAATCTCCGTATCAGTTCCACTTCTGCGATGACCAAAACTGACAGTCTTAGTTACTGAGTCAGTGTTTGTCACCTGTGCTAAAAGAACAACACCTGTATATCCAGTTGGTGCTGTGTAAATTCCAACAGTATTAATACCAACAACATGTGTAATTGTCTGGAACTGGTTTACTGCTGCTGCTGCGACTGCCATTTGATTAATCTCCTCCTAATGCAAGAATGAATGGTGTTACTTGTGTGAATAAACTCTTAACATAAATGTCTCCGGATATTGTTCCAGTTGATTGATTGATTTGAACACCATCACCAATTCTGAAGTTACCAGCTTGGTCGGTGCTCGTATAAACAACTCTTGCACCGTCAAGTTCAATTACTTCATTATCTTGAATAACGATTCCACCTCTCGATGGATATGCTAACTCGATAGTGTTTCCTGCACCAACATATTCGAATGAATGTGAACTTACGATTTGCAAACTTTGTCTAGCAAAGAATACTGTTGATCCAACTCCAACTTCATTATTTAGATTCTGAATCAAAGTGATGGTTGATATACCAGCAGATGGTTCTGTTGCTGAACCAATCTCATAATAAATTGGATCAAGAACTGCCGTTGCAGCAGCATCTGAACCGCCGCCACCAGAGAAAGTAACTGCCGGAACAACTTCATACTGCGATCCCTGACTTGTCATGGTGACCGCAGTAACAACACCATTTTCAATAGTCGCAGTTGCAGTTGCACGAACGGCAACACCAGGTCCTGTGGGAGCAGCAACTGTTACTGTTGGTGCGGAAGTATATCCAGAACCACCATTCGTGATGTCAATCTTTCTGACTACATTATATTTCTTATCAAAGAAAATTGCCTGTCCATCATATGGTCTGTTGCTTCCAACACCACTAACAACAATCTGACTCTGACTTACTGCGGCAGTTGAAGTAACGATTCCTGTGTAACGGTCAGTGTTTTTAGTAGTTTCATCACCTCTTCCGATTCCAATAAGACCCTCTCTACCGAAAGAGGAATTAGAGTTTGTAAGGTCACACTGACCACCACCAGTAGCAGAGACTGCAATGTCATTACAGATGGTGAAGAGTGAAACTAATTGACAATAAGCACCGTTACTTACAGAAACTCCGATGCCGCCCTGATTATATTGTGTGTAAGAGTCTACGTTGAATGAACCCTGAACACCAATTCTGTTTATCTTATCTCCTTCATCAGCATTGAATCCATCAATTCTTGCTCCAATACTATCAGGAATAAAGTTGGTGCAGTTTCTAATGTAAGGACCTTTGGTAATGATGCCAGTTCCTTGCAGTGGACTCAGTGCTGCAGTCAGAATACCAGAGTTAGGAGAAGATCCGTCATTTCCTGGGAAGTTCGTGGTAAATCCTGTGGCTGCTGCAACTCCATTAATCCCATTCTGAATAATACCAGTTACAATGCCGACACATACTGTAACTGCAGAAAGAACATTAGCACAATTGCCAATGTCAAATGATCCACCATCAGGTTGAATACTTAAGTCCTTAACCTGAGTATAGCTTGTTTGATAGTTGCCACCACTTGTTTTTGAAAAACCAATGTTATTGATACATGATCTGGCAATACCAACCGAGTAGTCTAGAGCAGCAATGTGTGTAGCACCGATTCCAGAAGTTAAATCATCACCAGTGAAGTATGATTGACCTGCACCGATACACTTGGAGTTTCCACCTCTCGTAATATCATGACAGACAGAACGCATTGCATGCTTGATATTAGTTCTGAATGCAGCATTATCTACGCTGATTGCAGGATTTTGATAGTCAGTGCTTTCAATATAACCAATAGTTTCATCCGCAATGAAATCAATGTTCTGACGGATGAGTCTGGCACCATCAAAGAATCTATCAGATGCTACTCCTACAAGTGGTCTATATGAAACAGCTGCTGAATTATTAGTTGCAGCAGTTCCAACAAAACTTAAGTCTGTCAGATGACATCCTTGACTAACATAAAATAAATCTTCGCCGCCGTTTTGTGGTGTTACAATACAGCGACGAAGTTCTGTTCCCTCAACAGATACATTGTCTGGTAAATTAATTGGATTATTTTCTACATACGTTCCTGGAAATACTTTAATAGTATCTCCCTCAGAGGCAGAGGCAACAGCAGACTTAATTGTTGCTTTTGCATTGCCCTCATTTAATCCATCATTATCATCATTACCATTCTCAGTAACGAATAAAGTCTTACCGGCAAAAGTTGTAGTTCCTGCTCCAACTTCTACAATTCTTGTGCCAACACCAACGCCACTGGTATCTTGTTTAAGGAATACTTTACCATCATTAAAGTTTACAGCTAATTCACCTAACTGTAAATCACCGGTCTGTGGTTTTTTGCCAGCAACAGCTGACCTCTTAATCCTAATAGGTGTTGCCATTCGAATATTCGGTATTTACCATGGACGGCAGTATATACTGCTGATTTATTTATAAAAAATTCAAGAGACCTTATTTGTTCTTGAACCATAGCGATAAAGACTGATAGGATCCTCTGGTTTCATCCAGTTTTTAATCCTCTCATGTCTTTCAGCATCAAAAAACTCCTGTGAAAGATACCAATCTTCCATAGGAGTATGACTTTTATCTTGATTGCAATGATGACAGGCACACAGACAATTTTTAGTAAAATCTGTGCCTCCTTTTGCTCTCGGAACAATGTGGTCTATTGTAAGTTGATGTGTGGACCCGCAATAAGCACACTCCCAATCCCATTCTTCCTTTATCTGTTGCCTCCATAATCTTTTTGCTTCTGAAGATTTTGCTGTGTGGAGGTTAAAGACATAGGCTTGAAAAGAATTGTAGAGTGGCATAAGAACTTGCGTCTTACATTTATTTATTAACTAATATTAGATTTTATTGTTTCACAATCACGATCAAAAATTTCAAGACCTTTATCAGTCAAAATGTGGTCATACATCTGTTCAAATACACTGGGCGGCATGGTTACAACATTAGCACCATTATACCAAGACCTCACGGCACGTTGAACACTACGAATAGATGCAGAAAGAACTTGAGTGGGAGCACCTTGAATGCGATAGAGTTCAGAAATAGATCTTACAACCTCCAAACCTGCGATAGATTGATCATCAAGTCTACCCACAAAAGGAGAAACATAATATGCACCTGCACGAGCAGCAAGGATTGCCTGTGCAGCAGCAAAGATGAGAGTCACATTAACACGAATACCCTTATCAGTCAGTTTACTACATGCCATAAGTCCATCACGAGTCATGGGAACTTTAATGGTTGAGCAGAAACCAAACTTCTCAAATAAACGAACTCCCTCTTCAATCATCTCATCGGCACTACCAACAACCTCCATGCTGATGTCTCTAATGCCCATGTCTTTAATTTCTTGATAGACATCCTCAGGATCTCTACCACTTTTCATAATAAGAGTTGGGTTTGTTGTGATACCATCAATCAAACCAGTCTCATTATATTTTTGAATCAGTTCTGTGTCTGCCGTGTCCAGAAAAATTTTCATCTTAAAAATGCTTGTCAGTTTATATAGTGCGAGTAGGGAGACTTGAACTCCCACGACCTTAATGGTCAGCAGATTTTAAGTCTGATGCGTCTACCGATTCCGCCATACTCGCATGGCATTACACTTATCCGAATGCTTGCTATGGGGCATTTTCTAAACCCTAACATTCTGACAGTTTGTAATGGAGCAAGAAGAAAGTGACCAACTCTCTAGATCACAGTGTGGTTAGCACCGTCGCGGGCGAGCTCATTCCCCGTCTTATGCTTCCTGTGAGGATCGAACTCACCTTAGGCAAATTATGAGTTTGCTGCATTCACCAGATTGCTAAGGAAGCAAATAGGACTACCGGGAATTGAACCCGGTTCACACCGTTATAAGCAGTGGGCATTAACCAATATGCGATAGTCCCGTAGATGAATTATTGTGCCTCATTGTTTGCATCCCTGTATATTCGTATGAGGTCATCATCTGCGGGCATCATCACTGCTGCTTTACCATCTTCTCTTACAATACCAATATGTTCTCCTTTTTCAACTCTCTCTATCAATTTGTCCCAATTCTTTTGAGCTTCATCAACACTGAACACATCCATTATTCTTCCTCCCCATCTTCACCCTTTTTTTTATTGAAACCAAATGGTCCGTCTTTTTCTTCCAGTGCAAGTTTCAATGCAACAGCACCAACTGCTTCCATAACTTTGATAATCTCTTCAGGTTTTGCATCTTCACCAAGTTCTTTGGCAACGTACCAATACTTAGGCCAGAATGTTTCACCTGCCTTTTGATAGTCTTCTAGAGTTAATAGTTTCATGATTGTTGGTCCCTCATATGATGAATTATATAAGACATTTGACTATTTGTCAATAAAGTATTTTTCAATAACTTCCAAACGCTCCTCCTCTTTTGCAATCAAATCAATTTGATCTTGAATAGCACCAAGAACATCGGGATGTTCACCAATACCAACAGGATTGGAAAGATAAACTTCAATATTCATTTTTGATTTTTTGATATTCCCAATGGCAAGTGCCTTGAGAGCCTCTAACATTTCACGTCTCATAATAGAATTGCTCCAATAATGAATCCTTTTGCAAATGCAAGACAAAGCATTTGATAATCAGTCAGGTTAAACTTATCCTGAAATCTGACTATCATTCTCTTATCCCATTCTTTTAATTTATTCAACCAGCGTGCCATACATCCTCCTCATTCTACATGCACAGTGCCAATCATACCCGCACCTTTGTGTGGACCACACCAATAAGTGTACTCACCAGCATCAACAAATTTGATGTCTTGTGATTCACCAGGAGAAAACATTAAAGATTCTCTTGATAAGTCTGGACGACCCTCCACAATAATATTATGTGGAGGTAACATATTATTTTCAAAGTGGACTATTTCACCAGCAGAAATAGTAACTTCTGCAGGATCAAAAACTAAACTTCCATTTGAACCCATCGTTACATCTACTGCCCATGCGGGAGCAGCAAGAAAAAGTGTAGCAACAAGTGCGAAAATAAACTTCATTGAGTTTACGCAACTGCTTTTATATAGCATGAAAAAGAATAACTTTAAGTATATTTTGTTAGGAAATCAAAGCGTGTCATGCTTCAACTTTCTGTTCTTTCTCCACCTTCTTTTCAACCTTTACTTCGACAGGAGCAACAGGGTCAGGAACTGGATAATATCTACGATACCTTACCGTCTCATATGTTTCAAATACTTCTTCAGGATTACCGTGGCAGATTTTCTTCCTCTGCTCTAGGATCTCATCGTAAGGGTCTGCCTTAACGTCAGGCCATTGACGGTGTGCGTTCTCAGTGACCTGACGACTAATTACTTCATACTCAACACCGTCGCCAGAGGTAGGCAGGACAACATCGACATACTCTTTTTTCTTAGCAGCCATTAAAAAAGGGGGATCAACTCCCCCTAGTATAACATATTCAGAGCATCCCTGCAAGCATTATCAAGAAGCAGATAAGGGTGAATGCAAATACTACTGCACAACCAATTATCAACTCTTTCAGTGTGGTACTCTCACCGTTTGGTTCCTGATGTGAATGATCCGACATTAGTCTTCGTGATCATCAAATGGATCGTCTAGTCCTTTAGAAGGAGGACCAAACCCTAGGTAGATACCATATAATGTCAGTGCAAGGACTGATAAACTAATTCCAGCAATCATTGTTCTTCAAATAATTTTTCTAATCTTTGTTTTTGATCGTTGAAGTCTTGACTATTCATACCAGAGACATCCACATACATTACTTCTTCACCAGGTTCTGGTGCTTCTGGATGCCTTCTGGTTATGGTTGGTCTGTTCATTTCACTGATGGATTGAATGTTCCTATACATCAGTGCAAATGCTGCTCCACCAATACCAAATAAACAAGCAAAGTAGAGTAATCCGATTAGCATTAGGACCCCATGAGATCGAAGTTTTCTTTTAATACTGTACCGTATCTAGTCTTAATTAAATGATCTACCGAGAACATTCCGGGTCCACATAGTAAGACACAAATTGCTCCACCCCAATACAGACCTAAGAGTTCTAACAGATAGATGTTGAATCCACTAGTCATAACTGCATGATAGATAGCAATCGACATGGTGCCTACGATTGAGAGAGCACCAAGTCTAGCACCAACTCCTACAATCAATGCCCAACTACCGGCAATCTCAGAGAAAGCAGCAATGTAGGACAAGAAGATTGGGAATGGTAAATGCAGTGGTCTTACGAATGCATTTGCAAAGTTCTCAATGTCGTTTAATTTTTCATATCCATGATGGATAAGAAGCACCCCGACACAGAGTCGGAGTGCGAGGAACCCGAAAGAGTTTATCACAGAGCGTTACCCCTTGGTAATACTTCTTCAGGGAATACAAAGTTCTCATGTGGTTGGTCGGCAGGTGCCATCCAAGCACGGAGACCTTCATTGAGTAGAATGTTCTTAGTATAGAACGTTTCAAACTCAGGATCTTCTGCTGCTCTAATTTCTTGTGATACGAAGTCGTAAGCACGAAGGTTAAGAGCAAGTCCAATGATACCAATTGATGAAGTCCAGAGACCCATCACAGGTACGAACAACATAAAGAAGTGCAACCAACGCTTGTTACTGAAAGCAACACCGAAAATCTGTGACCAGAAACGATTGGCAGTAACCATCGAATAGGTTTCTTCTTCTTGAGTTGGTTCAAATGCTTTGAATGTGTTTGCCTGTTCTCCATCCTCAAACAGTGTGTTCTCTACAGTAGCACCGTGAATGGCACAGAGCAGAGCACCACCAAGGATACCGGCGACACCCATCATGTGGAACGGGTTGAGCGTCCAGTTATGGAATCCCTGGAGGAAAAGTAAGAAGCGGAAAATAGCGGCAACCCCAAACGATGGCGCGAAGAACCAGGACGACTGTCCCAGAGGATATAAGAGAAAGACGCTGCAAAAGACAGCAATAGGACCAGAGAAAGCAATAGCATTGTAGGGTCTAATTCCGACGAGACGAGCGATTTCAAACTGCCTGAGCATGAAACCTATGAGAGCGAATGCACCGTGTAGCGCGACGAAAGGCCAGAGTCCACCGAGTTGGACCCAACGGACGAAACTGCCTTGAGCCTCAGGACCCCAGAGAAGAAGAAGACTATGACCCATAGCGTCAGCAGGAGTCGAAACTGCTGCTGTAAGGAAATTCGCGCCCTCAAGATACGAACTTGCCAGACCGTGGGTGTACCAGCTGGTGACAAACGTTGTCCCAGTAAGCCACCCGCCAAGAGCAAGATAAGCTGTAGGGAAGAGCAGAATACCAGACCAGCCCACAAAAACGAACCTATCGCGTTTAAGCCAATCATCCAGGATATCAAACCATCCCCTCCTTTGTTGAGTTAAAGTTGATGCGACCATGATTATTTAAAACCTCCATTTGTTTTTTTCTTTGTATCAAGCACTTCCACATGTGATTTGAAGAGTGGTGGAGTGTTGAACCATTGTTCCATTACCTCTTCATAACTCTTAAAGATTATACTCTCTTGGTTAGAAAAGATAAATCGGTATTCATGCCTATCGTAAGGCATATCAGAAGTCTGAGCAAACCAATCAGGTAATACTTTCTCTTCTGGATCTAAACTGCCGTGCATAAAACTTTACAATTGTAGAGATAAAAAAAGGAGGTCCGTAGACCTCCCACATTATAGCAGATTATATCAACCGACGCTAGGAGCAATCAGAGCCACAGGAGTGGACTCAGCAGCAGCGAGGTCGAGAGGGAAGTTGTGAGCATTGCGCTCGTGCATGACTTCCATACCCAGGTTTGCTCTGTTAAGAACGTCTGCCCAGGTGTTAAGGACGCGACCCTGACC